GGTCGAAAGAAAATATCCTACAACGGAAACCCATCCAGTTTCTTTATTCACCCACAGATATTAGCGAAGTTAATCAAAGAACATTCCGACTGTGAAATTTGTGAAGGGGTAAATAAATGTCTCAAAGCAGAATTGGGAGACTTCTTGCTTATCACAAGTTTGTCCGAACCCAAGGATGATCCAACCAAAGTTGTAACCAAGAAAAATGGGAAAACCACAAAAATGCGTCATGCCAAGTCTAGACGAGAAAAAGCGAGGAAATAAAATGCTTTCACCTATCTTAACTGATCCTTATGTGTACTATGGAATATCCGACGACAGACCCAAAACTGATTGGTGGACACCACTAGATTTTTTGGATTTGTCTAACTATTTGGTTTATCTTGAAAATTGGGCTACCCTTCCCACCTTATGGAGTAAAAATTTCATTCCAGGTGCTCCTTGCCGAAGATTTATGAAGGCTCCATTTCATACTACATACTACCAGATGCAACTATTCAAAAGTGGGCAATATCCAAAGGTTCACTGCTTATATGACCATCCTGATTTGCATGTGGATTATAGGTGCCAAACAGCTTTTCACAGGTTAGTTGCAATGGCGTTCTTTGGTAATCCAAACTTAACTTTATCTGGGAGAGGATATACAGTTAATTATTTAGATAAGTCAGAAAAGAAGCAAAAGTTTATAGTTCGTCATTTGGATGATGATCCTAATAACTATCTTGTTACTAATTTATTATGGGGAACTCATAGTGATAATAAACGAGATTATTACAAAAACAAAAGAGAAAGGGAACAAAAATGCCGAACTCATTCCTAAACACAAAGAGACAACTTAAACAAGACCCTAAGATTGGAATCTTCCTTTGGTTCGATCCAAAAGTCCAATGTTTGACTGTTGAATTTAGAACAGTTGAAGGTGGGGAAATGCTAGCAGAACCTGTTCATTTTACGGAAAATGATTTAGGAATATTAGACTTAGATAAGATGATAGCCAAAGATTTGGTTGTCTTACAGGCTTTTCTATTTCAGAAACGATTTAGTGGAGGAAAAAACTAATGCCGTTTGTTGTAGATTTTGCTCCCAAAACCAAACAGGTTTTTACCACTCCCAGATGTGCCTTATGTGGAATCTACCGCAAATGTAAATCACCTAAGATGGAGGTCTCTGGAAAAGGTATAAGAAAAATTCTCATAGTTGGGGAAGCTCCCGGCAAGGATGAGGACAATCAGAACGAACAATTTGTGGGAGTAACGGGACAATATCAGGAAGATTCGTTAGAACAACTTGGGATTAACATGCGGAGAGACTGTTGGCTTACAAACTCTTTAATCTGCCGACCACCTGGAAATGCCACACCAACTTCTGAGCAAATCAGTTATTGCTATCCTAATCTAAGTAAAACAATTCGAGAATTAAAACCCAATGTAATCATTACCGTTGGCCGGGCTGCTTTGGAATCCATTCTTACTGAGATTTGGGAAGATGAAATAGGACCAATGGGCAGGTGGGTTGGCTGGAAGATTCCTTGTCAGAAATACAACTGCTGGATATGTCCAACGTATCACCCTAGTTTTGTATTACGAGAATTGGAATACACTAAATCTAAAAGTCCAATCAGGGAAATCTACATGAGTCAGCTAAAAGCTGCAACGAGATTAAGAAAGAAACCCTATAAGAAAATACCCAACTATGAAGGTCAGATTGAAGTTTTGTATGACCAAAATAAGATTGCAGGAATTCTAGATACTTTTGTTGCTTATGATTGGCCCATCTCATTTGATTATGAAACAGATACTCTCAAACCAGACAAAGATGGTCAGATTATTACTGCTTCTGTCTGCTGTAATGGAAAGAGAACTATTGCTTTTCCGTGGGCTGGAGACCGAGTTAAAAATGCGTGGATTCAATTGCTGACTTCTAAATGTAAAAAGATCGGTTTCAATTCCAAATTTGAGGATCGTTGGACGAGAAGTAAATTGGGAATAGAAATTAACAACTGGGTTTGTGACAGTATGGTTGATGCCCATTTGTTAGATTGTCGCCGGGGTATCTGTAGTTTAGGGTTCCAGGCATTTGTTCAATTAGGATTTGGTAATTACTATTCTCAAATTAGTCCGTTTCTGGAACAGAAAAGCAGTTATGATTTCAACAACATCAAAAAAGCTGATTTGAATAAGTTGTTAGTTTATAATGGTCTGGACTCTTTGCTCAATTTTTTAATTGCTAGGAAACAACGCAAACAGTTAGGATTGGAACCTCTATGATTACAATAACAATCAAATTGGATGACCAAGATGAAAAGAAATCAAAGCTCTTTTTGGAAGAACTTAAAGATAAGGCAGAAGGAATATGGGATTTTGAATATCAAATGATGATGCTAAGAGAACTGGCGGAGAAACATTTTCCAGGGCAGGAAATGTACCTCTCAACATTTGAAATTGAAGGATTGGAAATAAACAATCAACCTGAAACCACTATTACAATAGTAGGTCCGTTGGAGGCTGAACTATGAAACGGGTTCCAGTTAGTTTATCTCTTTTCAATCAGAAATTCTCGTGGGACTGTCCTTACTGTGGCTATTTCAATGTGTGTGACATTCAGGAAGAAACTGAAGAAACTCTGGTCCAATGTTTTTGCTGTCAACGTAAACGAAAGGGAATTCCTCGTGATCGTTGGTATAAATTTACCAAAGGAAAGAACAAAGTTATGCGATTGAAACAGAAGGAATACAAAGCAAAACAAAAGAAAGGAGTTAAAAAGAAATGAATTGGTCTGCTAATGCAATCGAATGGATTGCCATAGATGGTAAAGTTTATGGAATAACTTTTTTCACTTTGTTAACTATCGTGTCCGTTTTTGTACTAATTTTGAATTGGTTATTAGAAAGGAGGGAAAAGTATCTAAGAGAGGAAGAGGAGGAGAAGGAACGACGAAAGGCTTTCGTGCAGTTGTATTACTCCAACCAACTGAAAAGAATGATGATTACAAATGAGATGGTACACCGTAAAGGATTAGAAATAATCCAAGAAAGGTAATTCCGATGAAAAGATTTTTAGTAATTCTGGCTTTGGTTTGTTGGCCAATGGTTCTGGTGAGTTCCGTCCAATCGCAAAGGTTTCGAGAACCACAAGTTCAAAGAGCAATTCCACCAAAGATTGATAAGGATCAAATAATCCCAGTTCCATCAAATGCTATACTCTATCGAGACACAACTCAGATGCCTCAAATAGGAAAGTTGGAAGCAAAAATGTTGAGTCTCGAAAAGAGGATTGAAAAGCTAGAAGATGAAGTTCAATCCTTAAAGCGATGGAAACAACTGATGGAAAGGAAATCAAATGAGTAAAAAACTAAACAATCCAAACATCTTGGGAAAGATTGGGGATGAAGAAGAAATCTTTATCCTGAGGGCTCAGGACGTACTCGCTCCTATGGTTGTAGAATATTGGGCAGAACTAGCAGCCAAAATGCAAGTCAATACGCCTAAAGTATTGGACGCATTTAGGTGTGCTGAGGCTATGCGAGCAGATCGTAGGCCAAAAAAGATTCCAGATTAATCTTTTCAAGGAGGAATAAAATGATCTTTTGGGGTTTCTTGTCTTGGTTTTTTGTGATTGTTGTAATTTTACTAGCCCTATTTGCCATTTATGATGTGGTTAAGAAATGAGTTGGAAACAAACAACAACTGAATTGCATGTGGAAGCCAGAGCAGAACGGGATGTAACTGGTATACTTTATATTAAGCCTGTGGCTTATGCAATGATGGAACCTACCACGGAAGTAGCTACCCCATTACCAGAAGATATGGCTCAAGCAATTCGAGAAAATTTCCAAGGTTCTATGACTCTAGAGGTTTACCAAAAAAGGTGTAGTGAACACTATGCCGAAAAGGATCGAAAACGTAGGGAAGAAAATGGAGAGGTTGAAGGATTAGAACTCTTCAAATTTCTAGAAAATAATCTCCCCTACGAGACTTTCAAATGCTTGTCCAATCATTTCTACAGAGCATGGGAAAGGATTAACTATAGTTATCAAAGAAAGGAGGAAGAATGAATTTGTCTGAAACAGTCCAATTAACATTTGATAGACTAAATGAGGACATTAGAGAAAAAGACTTACTGTTGAAAGATTGTAGTATGATAATTCGTGTTTTGTGTCGTGATCTTCCTGACGACTCAAAAAGAAAAATTGCAGCATTGGATTTCTTAAAACGAAAAGGTTTACAAGGATCTGTTTTGAGGGAGGAGGAGGAAGAATGAGCCTTTTAGATAACATCTGTCCATTTGGTTGTTCCACGTTAGACATTGAGGACAAGTGTGCAAATTGCGGTCACATGAAGAAACAGCATTCGATAGTCCATCCCCATATCTGCCTTGGGCCGTTGAATGCTGATGAGCAGACAACCAAGGAGTCGTGTATGTGTTCCGAGTATACAACCCAACAACTAACAAAGGAGAAGTAAGATGCAAGATTACATTCAACAGGCCATCCAAACAGAAGCTTTCTACTCTCCCGCCTATGATCGCTTAAATACAGATCGAAATATCCTTCGACTCCTTCATGCGGCAATGGGTATGGGAACAGAAGTTGGGGAATTTACGGATCAGCTAAAAAAGCACATCTTCTACGGAAAGCCCCTCGACGTAATAAACCTTAAGGAGGAGGTTGGAGATTTGCTATGGTACATTGCAGTTGCCTTGGATGTTTGTGGGGTCAAAGATATCAGTGAAGTCATGCAGCAAAACATTGACAAGTTGAGAGCACGCTACCCCAACAAGTTTACTGAGTACGATGCTGAACATCGTGACCTCGAAAAGGAACGGGAGATTCTAGAGGTATCTCCACCTGGTATGGGTCTTGGGTTTTCTAGCCCAAAAGATTGGAAAGACATGGCTTATAAGTCTCCCGAACAAATTAAAGAAATTGAACGAAAGGTTCGTCTAAGGGAACTTGAAGTAACTGAGAAAAGAATTGCTGAACGAAAAGCCTTTGACGATTTATGTGAGCATGAAAGTCTACAAACACAATATAAAGGAAAGAACGACCAATGCGAAGGTTGTGGCTACACCAGGGGAGAAATTGAGCAACGAGAAATGGTAGCCAAAGTCCAAAAGTTGGCAGAAGAATATGAGGTAACCAAACAGCAAGTAAAAAACGTAGTTGGTCCTCTCTCAGATTATCCCGATACTGATGATGAAATAAGAGAGGAAAAGCCACCCGGAATGGGCACTGGATTTTCTAGTCCCCGCGATTGGGTCCAGTCTTATGATGGACCCGAAAAGGAACGAGTTATAAATCAAATAGTATTCGGAGAAGGTCCAAGTAAGGGAGGACAGAATCCACCAAACACAAGTGATGCACGACCACCCGCTCCGTGTGGAAGTGACGAAGCAAAAGAAATCATGCGGGAGGTAGCAAGAGGATTAAGTCCATTTACAGAATCCGAACTTGAAGGCAAATATCTGATACTTCGGTTGGATGATCCAGATGCAGGTCATGAGGCAAGAATGGCAGGCCGTCTATATGCTAAATTGATTTGGCCCAACGATGAAAAGTCAAAACGACTCAGCGATAATATTATGCAGACGATAACCGCTCTGCAAGAACTAGAACCTCCGCTCAAGCCAGCACAACTCAATCCCAATGAAAGGAACTCTGGTGCCTAAGAAAGAAAAGTACACACCAGCACAGCGAACAATTCAACCAGCGTTCGCAGTCAGAAGTTGGAGTCTGTTAGGACATAGACCCAGTGTGTTCTACAAAATTTCGATCAATTTTAGAATACCAAAATTAAGAGGTGCTTGGGTTCAAATTGTTGGGCCGGGTTCATGGGATAAAGCCAAACTGATTAATAAGGTTCTAACTGTTAAAAACAAAGATTTTACTGTTCGATTATCCTGGCTGCAAAAAGGAAAAACCAGTATCAAATTTGTTTCAGGATATAAATTCGTGGTCAAACCAAAAGATTTGAAGGAGATTTACTAATGACGTATCCTCTGCATAAAGTCTCATGTTCCCGTATTTTAAAGTGTGATGCGGGGCACAGAATTTGGGGGCATGAAAATAAATGTGCTTCACTTCATGGGCATGAATACTTTTTTGATGTTCATACTCGCTGTGCTGAATTAGATTCAATAGGAAGAATAATTGATTTCTCTGTCATCAAAGGAGTAATTGGGAATTGGGTTGATGAGCATTGGGATCATGGCTTAATCCTATGGGAAATGGACCCTCTAGCTAAATGGTTTGTAGAGGAAAGCCCCCACTTTTTCTATCACGAAAAAAATACTAACCCATTCTTCGGCCAGAAATACTTTTTACTTCCATTTAATCCTACTGCGGAAAATTTGGCTTCGTACTTGCTCAAAGTTTCAAATGAGCTTTTGCTTGGGGCTGGACTTAAAAAGAATGAATTGGAAGTATGGAAAGTTGTGTGTCAAGAAACGTCCAATTGCTCGGCTGTTGCAGAACTTTAAGGACATAATATGTCACGCAAACCAAAGAAAAAAGAAGCTGTAAATCATCCTGAGCATTACGGAGGGAAAGGTAATCCTTACGAAGTTGTAAAAATAATTGAAGCTAATGGATGGTTAGAAGGTTTTTGTTTGGGAAATACTACAAAATATATTATGAGGGCTGGGAAAAAGAGTCCAGACAAAATTCAGGATTTGGAAAAGGGATTATGGTATCTCAACTATTTTATCGAGAGTCTAAATGAAAAATCTACCAAAATCTAAAACAAAAATTTGTACCCATTGTGAAGAAGACTTACAAGAGCTACAAAAAGCTGCTTGGTACTTGAACCGAAGAATCCAAAAAATGAAAAAGGATACAAAATGACAAACAATCAAAGAATCATATTGGGGTTAGTAATGTCCATAATGGGATTTACTATGGTTGCAATAGGATTAGTGATGCAACATTCAAGACCTTCCCATGAGAAGTTGAATAAATCAATAGTGGAACGCTATGGGGAAAATTCCAGATTGATGATGGGAGATGATGAAATCAGTCAATCAATTATTGATAGATATTGTTTGGCTGAATCAAAAGATTATGCTCCTGATGAACACTACCCATTAGAATATCGACCTTGGTTGTGTGGACCGATGCCTCCAACTTATGATATAAAACAAAACCCAGATGGAACGTATCATTTGAGATACAAACCGGAAAACCTAAACAACAACGGAGAGCCGATTGACATTTGGAACCATAAAGGAGTAAAGAATATTGAGTTTCCAGAATTTATGGAAGGTCTTGAAAAAATGAGAAGGGCAGATTCGATATGAAAGGAATTCTAGGGGCTGGAATGGTCTTAACCAAAATGCGAGAAAAGGCAGGATATAATCAAAAAGAATTCGCCAAAGTTTTGGGAACCAGTCAGTCTACTCTTTGTAAAATTGAATCCAACAAAAGGAGGGTCTCCCTCGAAATGTTAGAACGGATGGCTACTTGTTTAGACTATCGGGAGGAATCTATCATTCTCTACTTTTTGTCATATAGGTATCCAAATTTGATGCTCTGCCATATCAGAGAAGAAGTAAGAACAATGGAAAAAGAGTTTGTGAGGGCAACATGAAACCTGTTACAAAGGATGCTGTTGAATTATTTTTGCAAGGAACTCTAGCTTTATCTAAGGTAGAAAGTAATGGAATTTTGATTGACCAGTCTTATCTGAAAAGAACTCTGTATAAAACAGCCAAAGAAATTAAGCAGTTGGAAACAGAGCTAAGAGAAGATCAGATATTTACTATTTGGAAAAAGCGGTTCGGTTCCAAACAACAACTTGGTTCTCACCAGCAATTAGAAGTTGTCATTTTTGATGAACTCGGACACAAACGAACTGGTCGTGTAACAACGAAAGGGCAGAACAAAGCCGATCAATCCGCTTTTGAGTTTGTCGATATCCCGTTTGTCAAAAAGTATTTCAAATGTGAGAAACTAAAGAAAGCCAGAGGAACATATCTACTCGGCATCGAGCGAGAGATGGTAAATGGTCGAATTCATCCTTTCTCGAATCTCCATATTGCTGTCAGTCTGCGATCTAGTATGGATCGTCCATCGTTTCAAAATTTCCCAATCAGGGATCCTCTACAAGCTGAATTGATCCGTAGATGTGTGATTGCTCCCAAAGGATATCGGGTGGGAGAAGTAGATATTTCAGGTAATGAAGTCCGTTGGTCGGCAGTGTATCACGGTGATCCAAAGATGATCCAATACATTACTGATCCAACCACAGATATGCACCGAGATATGGCGATGGAATGTTATTTGCTGGATAAGCATGAAGTTAGTAAGATGACTCGCTACGTTGCCAAGAACCGATTTGTCTTTCCACAATTTTATGGATCATGGTGGTATGAGTGTGCTAAATCAATGTGGGAAGCGATTGATCTATACTCATTGAAAACCGAGAAAGGAGAAATCTCATTAAGGAAGCATCTGAAAAAGAAGGGAATCAAAGCATTAGGAGAACCCAAAGGAATGGTGGGGAAAAAAATAAGTGGAAGATTAGAGACCGAAAAAGGGACTTTCATGGAGCATCTTCGGTTAGTGCAAGAGGCATTTTGGGGAGAGCGATTCAAGGTCTATGCTCAATGGAAGATTGACTGGTGGGAAAAATTCTGTGAGCGTGGCTGGTTCAGATACAAAACAGGTTTCATTGGAAGTGGTTTATTAGATCGAAAGCAAACCTGTAATTACCCAGTTCAAGGATCAGCTTTCCACGGTGAACTATGGTCGATGATCCAGCTTCAAAATTGGCTGGAAAAGAAAAAGATGAAAACTAAGATAATAGCCCAGATACATGACTCAATTATCATGTATTTGCACCACTCAGAAATCGACGATGTTTTAGCAAAAGCAAAAGAAATAATGACAAAAAAGTTGTTAGAACACTGGACCTATATCAACGTACCTTTCGAGATTGAAGCAGAAGTAGCACCGAAAGGTGGATCATGGCATGACAAAAACCCTTATACAATAAAGGATTAATATGATACTAAGTGGTATTATTATAATGGCTGTTCTTCTATCGTATTTTTGTGGTTATTTTTATGGTAGAACTACTAAATTGACAGAAATATCAATGGAAAGAGACGGAGAATTTCTTATTGCTAGATGGGATGAACTTGACCCAAATTACTCAGATATATCTCAATGGACTTGTATTATTAGTACAACAGGTCTTGCCTATCTCTATTTTAGAGGTCAAGATGTAGAAAGAAGCGAAGACTGCCCACACAAAATGCTTCGATCTGACAAACTAAGATGGTAACTTATATAGGATCTAATCCAATGAAATGTATTTCTAAAGGATGTAAAACACAGGCTTATTGTCGGGGATTATGTCGGATACACTATGCTCCCAAAAAATCTGAAGTTCAACATCGACGGGTTACCTGGGCATTTCTCGAATTATGCGGGGAAGTATTACCACCTAAAAATCGCTCCAAAAGGAGTTTAATCTAATGGAACTTACAAAAAAATATAGACCCAAATTGTTCAAACAGATTGTGGGTCAGCCAGAAGCCGTAGAAACCTTAAATAGGCTGCTAAAAGCAGATCAGGTTCCACATACTACATTATTCTACGGCCCAAGCGGAGTAGGTAAAACCACATTGGCCAGAATCCTAGCTCATAAATTAGGTTGTCGTGGGAAAGACCTAAATGAAGTTAATTGTGCTGACTTCCGTGGTATTGACACTGTTCGAGATATTCGTTCTCGATTAGGTCATATTCCTATGATGGGAAAGTGCAGAGTGTGGATCATTGACGAGGCCGGAGAATTAGGAAAACCAGCCCAAAATGCTTTCCTAAAGGTATTAGAGGAACCACCAAATCATGTATACCTAATGCTGGCTACTACAGAGCCACAAAAGCTACTAAAAACGATTCGTACTCGTTGTACTGAAATCAAGACCAAATCTTTGAATCCTATAGATATGGAAACCTTAATCCTGTCTATTTGCAAGCAAGAAAAAGAAAAGATTAACAGTGACGTAAAAGACAAGATTATTGAGGTTTCTGATGGATCAGCTAGGAAAGCATTGGTTATCCTACATCAGATCATAGGATTAAAGAATAAGCAGAAACAGTTGGAGATTATTAGTTCTGCTGATGTTGAAAAACAGGCTATTGAGATATGTAGATTACTAATGTCATATAATCCTCAATGGAAAGACGTTTCAGCATTAATTCAACAGGTAGACGAGGAACCAGAGTCCATCCGTAGAATGGTACTAGGATATGCTGCTGCGGTGGCATTAAAGGGTGGATTACTTGACAAGGCTATTAAGATAATTGACTGTTTTTCCCAGAATTACTATGACACAGGTAAAGCAGGATTGGTCTGGTCTGCATACCACTGCTGCCAAAAAGCACAAAACCGCAAGCGTTAGCCCGTATTTTGACATTGCCCCCAAACCCGGCTTCTGCTACATTGAAAACATGAAATCCACCAAAACCCCACGCCAGGAATCCCTAGACTTCAGTTTCACCACAATTAACAAACATGCTCTTGATGATGAATGGGTTAATCAAATAGCTGCGGTAGATTACTATGGTAGAAAACTAGCTAAAGCTAAGCTCACCTATGACCAAGCTAAAGCTACCTCAGCCGTATTTGAAGCCGAAACCTCACGTAGAGTCCGCAGCAAACCCAAAAATTACTCAGTTACACGATTAACTGAGGCTGCGATAAAAGAAGCTGTGATGGTGGAGGTATTATATTCAACAGAACATGATGCCTTATTAAAAGCCAAACATAAGGTAGATTTACTAGAAGCTACCATGCGTACCTTGGAACATCGCAAGAAAGCGATCAGTGATTTAATCTTTTTACATTCTCAGCAATATTTCAGTGCTCCCAAACTACCCAAAGGAGTTACCAATGAAGTGAGAACGAACAACAGCAGACATAAGGAACGAGCAATAAGAGGATTACGAGACGATAATTAACCATCAAAGGACAAAGTCATGAAAACCAGGTCACAAGGTATGCTCTCTGCCCGCGAAATGCTGGAAGGCGAGAGTGACAAATATGTTTCCAACACTATTCAAATTCCAGATGGAGTTAATTCTTTTCGGCTTGAGAACGATAAGCCCAGACTGATTGATATCATTCCCTACATCGTGGGTAAGAATAACCCCAAAAGAGAAAAGGGTGAAACCGCACTTTGCCGAACGTATTACACCCATCGAAATGTTGGACCGAGTAAAACAACAATTCTATGTCCTAGAACTGTTGGAAAGGCTTGCCCTATCTGTGAAGAATACGATGCAATGCCTTACACAGAACGGAAATCACCTCTCGGAAAAGATTTGCGAAGTAAAACCAGACAAATATGGAATGTCAAAGACCGGCATGATATGGCTTCTGGTATTCAGGTTTGGGATATTGCCGAATTCAATTTTATGGATGCTTTGAAATTGGCAACCGAAGCAGTAGCTAAGATGGATGAAAGTGATCCCAGAAATTACTATGCTGATCCAGAAGAAGGATTCAGTTTGCAATTAACTGTGTCCGAGCATAGCTTTGATGGTGGTAAATTTTTGAAGGTAGATCGGGTGGATTTTGTTCCACGGAAAAAGCAATATCTTCCGAGCATTAAGAAAAAGGCTCATTGCTTAGATAACATTCTAAAACCACCTATGAAATATAGCGAATTGAAGCAACTCTTTCTCCAAACTTCATCGGACGGTGAGGGGGAAGATTCTACAGAGTCCGACAGTTCTCATGAAAGGAATGGTAGTTCTATGAAGCGTAAGCCAGTCACCGCCAAATCTAAGGGTATCAAGGTTGGATCAACCGTGGACCATGAAACTTTGGGAGAATGTTGTGTGTTGGCCGTCAGCAAGGATGGATTTACTCTAACACTCGAAGATGAAGAAACCGATGAGCATCCGGGTGTTGGAGTAGCCGAGGTCGAGATTCAAGAGCCGAAGAAAGGTAAAGGTAAGCCCGGACCCAAGGCTCAGACCAAGAGAGGTAAGAAAGTAGTCGAAGAAGAAGAGGAGGAAGAAGAGGAAGAAGAGGAAGAAGAAGAGGAAGAAGAAGAGGAAGAAGAAGAAGAAGAAGAAGAAGAGGAAGAAGAAGAGGAAGAACCGGAAGATGGTTCTGAGTTAGAAGAAGAAGAAGAAGAAGAGGAAGAAGAGGAAGAAGAAGAAGAAGAGGAAGAAGAAGAGGAAGAGGAAGAGGAGGAAAAGCCGAAACGGGGAGCAAAGAAGAAGCCCGTTAAGGCCGGAAAGAGAAGGTAGGTGGGTTTGGACTCTGGGTCCCTGGGGGAGATTTTTCTTCCCCAGGGATTTTCTCATTTAACTAAAAAGGAAAAAGCGTCATGTTCAGGTCTCTAATCTTTATT